GTGCCCGCATGGCGAAGTTTTTGTCGATAACACATTTTTTTAGGGTGGTCAACAACGTCGGATGGCGTCACAACTTTTCGAAGACATGGGGTCAGTAACGGCAGACGTGAGGCTCGCGAGTCAGGCTGAGAATGAGTCATGGTACACGCTTTCCAGGCGGTCGGAAGTGTTTGCGTTGACGTTCGACGCGTTTCGTAAGTGCTGCGAAATATTCGATTACAAGTCAGCAGCAGCGCTCGGTGGGCTACTGGAAAAGATGTATGCCAACGATATCAAGGCGGAGCGGGTAAAGACGCCACGAACGATAGTAGTGAACTCCGTGACCGTTGGTTCGATTGATGACCGCAAGGCGCAGCTAATTGAGCGAATTGCAAAGCTGTCTACTGGAGGCAATCCAGCAGGCGCAAACACCACAGGAGGTTGAAAGACTTGAGCGTGTCGTTGCGTCCATTGAATCGTCTCGATGGATAGTGCCTACGCTACAGGACGTCGCGGCGTTCTTTGGGGTTGAGAATCAGACTGTCCGAACCTGGCGAATAGCATCAAGCCCAATGCCTGGCGAGGAAGGAAATTGGAATCTCAGGGACATTGCCCGATGGAAGATTGCCCAGATCAAAACATCGGGCAGGGAGAAGACGGCAGAAGAGATTGAAATAGAGTTAGAAACAGCTCGGTTGGACCTAGCTCAGAAGCGATTGAAGTATCGAGAGGCGGCTGGGGAGTTGGTTTCGCGGACGGCGGTTATGGCGGAAATGGAGTTGATTTGCAATGAGATTCGGTGTCTTCACGAGTCAATGCCGGAGTCGATTTGCTCTGGCCTGCCAATCACTATCAAGGATGACGTGAAACGCGAGGCGGAAAACCAAATCACCATCATTGATAAGTTTGCCAGTTTGAAATTTGAAACGCTCAAAGAATCGTTGTGATAGTCGACATCCCGGATTTAGACAATGCAACAAGCCTCCGGCAATGTTGGCGAGCCTTCACCCCAACCGAGAAGCCTCGTCTCCTGTTGTGGTCAATGGAGAACGTCGTCACTGAATTGGGGCGTCCCTATAATCACTACGATTATCCCCACTTTGGAGCGCCTGGCGGACCTGATGACGCATTCGATGACCATAGAGTCAGAGAGATTGTTTTGCAGATGGGCTCCCGGCTCGGCAAAACATTCTTCGGCCAGCGGACCACAATTTACAACGGATGCCAGTTAAGACTACAGCAGATATTTGGATCCACAAAGGAGGAATTGGCCAGTCAGGTTGTCAAGCGCACCTACAAGATGATTCGCGAGGTGCCGAAGTTCAATCGAAAGTTAGTCAAGCCGGAGCGGTTGCAGGGTCAACACCTGATTGAATTCGAAGGGTGTAACGTATTTGTCGGTTGGTCCCGATCGGCGGCTACATTCGCAGACAAGGATGTCTATCGGGGTCACGCAAACGAGGTCGATGACTGGCAACACCTTACGACGTCAAAAGACGGGGATCCGTTAGACCAGTTACTAGAACGGGCTAAAAACCATTGGTCAGAACGCAAATTTACAATCGAGTCCATTCCAAAAATTAAAGGCAAAAGCCGTGTTGAGGCTCGCCGACTAAAGGGCTGGAACTGTGAATACTATGTACCGTGCCCACACTGTCAACGTAAGCAAGTCTTGGAATTTGGCGGTCCAGATACAACCTATGGAGTCAAGTTTGCTCGCGAAGATGGCGAGTTAAAAGCGTGGTACAAGTGCCGATACTGTGAGGACAGGATCGAGAATCACCACAGAGCATGGATGATGCGCCGTGGCGCGTGGGTACCGCATGGGTGCGAAGTTGTTGACGACGAAACACCAGATTCAACGTCGAAGGATTACAAGTGGGAAGGATGGTCGAAGGCCCCATGGGTCAAAGGGATGCCTACGAAGAACAACGAAATTGCGTCCTATCGACTTGCCAGTCTTGCCGCACTGGCCGTGAACTGGAACGACATCGCCGAAGTATGGTTCCAGGCGTCAGGCCGTGCGCAAAAGATACGAAACGTTGTCAATCAATGGTTTGCGGACACATGGGAGATTCGAAAGACCAGGAGTGAGCCGGATGAACTCAGAAAACGAATTGCTACAGACTACCGCAGAGGTGAAGTGCCTGAGTGGGCCGAGACAATCACCATTGGTGTTGACCGACAGCGTGCAGACGGTGGTTTCGTCGTGGCCGTCGTGGTTGCTCACAATAGCGATGGCCGCTCCCACATCCTTGACTGGGGAATCTTTCCCGATCTCGCCACAGTGCGAACTAAACTCATACTTCGGGCATGGCACAAGCCGGGCGGTTCTGGGTCACTGTATGCTGTCGTCACCGCAGTAGACTCCGGATGGAATGCGACCGAAACATATCGTTTTTGCCTGGAACATGATGATATAATTGCTGTAAAGGGTGGTTCCAACCAGACAGGCGAAACATACGGATGGACGGACCTGAAACAGTCGAAGCATGAGACGCAAGATCTATCACTTTTAATGGTCAACACTGAGGTCACAGAATCTGACCTACAGGTAAGGTTGGACGAGAAAAAGGCCGATGACCCCGGGGCATTGACGATTTGTGCGGACGCAGCGAAAGACGATGATTTCATTGAGCAACTTACAAACGCAGTGTTGACCGACAAACTCGATCAAAAAGGTGAGTCGAAACTACTCTGGATTAAAAAGGAAGAACATCAACCAAATGACATCAGGGACGCCCTCAGATATGCCATTGCAGTCTACGAAGCATGGGAAGATTCAGAACACGAAGCCGGGTCCGGAGATGGCCGCGTCAATGTCCAATCCAGACCAGACGGCAGAGCATGGACTGACTAATCCGGACTCGCCAGGGGCAAAGCGAGACGTTGAATGGTGGCGTCAATGCCCGCACTGCTGGAATAACCTTGGTGGGGTTGGGACGGCTAAACGTACACTCGGGACAGATAAGACTGACGATGGGGTTGGGCGTCGTTATTACAAGTGCGACCGATGCGGACTCGGGTTCACGCGTGAATTCGAGGTTGGAACCGAGGTCGTCACTCAACGAGTGGTAAGAATTATCAAACGGTAATTTGTGCAGATTGTTTCCAACTCTCATTTATTGGAAATGACATTCCGCCTACAGCCTCTTAAATGACTGTATGGCGACTCGATCCACACAAGAGAGATTAGACGGTGTTACCGCAGCGATAGAAGCAATCGAAGGCGGCGCACAGGAGTACTGGATCGGTGGCCGCAAGTGTGTTCGCGGCGATCTAAAGACGCTCTACGCGCAGGAAATTCACCTCATTCAGTTACTCAATATCGAGGCTGAAGGTGATTCAATGACATCCCTCGGAGTATATGGGGGTGTCGAATGATCGGCGAAATCATTGACCGCGTAATTGGTGTTTTCTCGCCTTCATGGGCATTGGATCGCATTGAAAAACGCGCGACGATGTCACAATTACAGGCGCTCACAAGCCCCAAAGGCGGTTATTTTCCCGCATTGGGAAGCAAGGCGAAGTATCCGAGATCGCTCGGAAGTCACTCCGAAAACGCTATCGATCAATCGCAATTCCCTGAATTAAGCAATGCAGCGTGGGAAAAGTATCGAACTGACCCGCATTTCAGAAAGATCGTGCGAAGCTTGTGCTCCAAGGTTATTGGGCCTGGCATGATGCCGAATTCTCAGGCCCGCAAGCCAGATGGAGATCCATACGAAGAGTTTCGGTCAAGAGCGAAACAACTCTGGGAAGACTGCCAAGGCGCGATCGATTACCGCGGCAAGCCTGGTCAGGGCGGCGAAACACTCGCCGGGCTTCAACACTTGGCATTCAAGACGATCATGCTGAGCGGTGAAGAACTGTACTTGCTTCATCCGATCAACGGAGCGGAGCAACAGGCAAGATCTCTGCCGGTGCCGATCACGATTCAGTTGATTGACCCGCAGCGGCTCGCTGATGACCTGTCGGGAACGCGGATTGAAGACGGACACATTTTCTACCGAGGTATTGAGCTTGATTCGGATCGGCGGCGGTATCGCTACTGGCTTAAAGAGTACCAAGCCAACTCCAGCAATATCAACGAACTCGACACAATAGCGGAGCCGTACAGCGCCGGGCGAATGTATCACGTCTTCCTCAAGGAAGATGAGGAGCAGCTACGTGGAACAACATGGTTTGCGGCGGCATTGATGCCGTCCAGGCATGGGTCAGACCTGAGATATAACTTCGTGAAATCGTCGGCAATGCAAGCGTGTGTGGTGCTGTCATACACGCTCGCCACAGGTAAGTCAAAACTAGGCAGGCAGGCAAGACCCAATGAAGACTTAACCGACGATGACGGCAACACGATCAACTATTTCTCCCCTGGAATGTGTATCAACAAGGGGAAAGATGGCAAGGTTGATATGCACTCGCCGAATATCAACATCGGCGGCTACGAAGGGCTGATTGCCAGTATAGCAAGGGATGAAGCGGCGGCTGTACCAGGCACGAAATCCAGCACAATTACGGGCGACTATCGAAACAGTTCGTTTTCGTCGGAACGGTCGGCAGATAACGATAATTGGCCGGAAATCGAAGTCTTGCAGGGATGGTTTTCGGCTCACTGGTGCCAGCCAATTTACGAAGCAATCGTAATCGCCGGTGTGCAGGACGGCTATTTCGATGAGGTTGAAGGATTCTCAACGGAGTTATTCAACTCGAATCGAGCGGCTTTCCTGAGGTGTACTTGGCAAGGTCCAGTTGCACGCTCAATCAATCCAGTCGATGACGTCCAGGCGGCGGCGCTGCGAATCAAATCAGGCATTTCGACGCCACAAATCGAAGCTCAAAAGCTCGGATTGCGAGTTGAGGACATTATTCATCAGATTCGCGAATTTCAAACGATGTGCGAAGACGCGGAACTGCCAGAAGTGTATGTCAACAATGTCCTTGGGCTTGATACCACGGATGTTGTTGTGACCAATGAAACAGAAGCGGCAAACGCTAATGGAGGTGCGAATGTCGCAGAAAAACAAGCAGCGTGACACCCGGAACGATACTGGTCTGGACTTCCGGGCTTTCAAAATCGCTCCTGGAACTATCAACGAAGGTGAGCGATCCGTTGAGGGTGTAATCGCTACAGAGTCGCCAATCATGGAAATGGATTGGGACCGATGGGAGCGAGTGCCGCGCACTTTACTAATGTCGGGTTGCGAATATCCATCGTCCAGGCAAGTGCCGATGCTTGATTGCCACGCCAGATACAGCGTGAAAGATCAACTCGGGTCGATTCGCAACTTGCGAACAGAGACGGCTGAACTGGCCGGAAAGTTAGTCTTTTCTAAGTCCGCAGAAGAAGAGTGGACCAAGGTTCGCGAGGGTCACGTTACCGATATTTCGGTTGGGTTTCAGGTGTTAAAGCAAGTGTATGTGCCTGAGAAAACAACCCAAAAGATAGGCGGGCGTGAGTTTACAGGACCGATAAACGTAGCCACGAAATGGCGAGTACTCGAAGGATCAATAACCCCAATCGGGGCGGATGAACAAGCCAAGTTGCGGGGCTTTGATCCGAGTGTAATTCCGCAGCAGGATAAGGAATTCAGAATGAAACCAGAAGTAAGAGCTTTCCTGCTGTCTCGCGGAATGCCCAATGAACTGGACGACGACAAGGCACAGGACTGGATGCTCGCCAATCCCGACAAGCTCGGGAATCGCAGTGAACCAGATGGGAAAACTACACCTCCGGTGTTTGACATCCGAACAATCACTGATGAACTCGACAAGCGGGCGAAAGCTCGTGAGGAAGAACGCCTTGCGACTCGCAACGCTTTCGTCAGGGAAGTGACAGAAACTTGCGAAATCGCAGGACTGTCCGACATGGTCCGTGAATATAGCGACCTGCCGGACATTGGGGCTGTCCGCGCCAAGATCAAGGAAGAACAAGCCAAGCGGGCGAAAGATACTTCGCCTGGGCTTGGCTTCCATAATCCTCGGGTGGTGGGCGAGGGACGCGACGAATTCAGATCTGACCTGGTGGCAACACTGGTTCACAAGTCGCTGCCGTATGTCGATGACGCCAGGCGTGAAAAGTACAAGCCGGACACGAAGCGACAAGCGGGAATCGACAAATTCAGCAAGGCGACAATCAGCGAGATTGCCCGAGAATGCCTGCTGATGGACGGTTGCCGTTATGAAGATGTGC